ATGTTTGCTGTTGTAGCTGCAACGCATGAATCTTTTACATCTAATCCTTGTGCAGTAGCCTCAACAAAGCCTCTTGTCGCTGCGTCTTGTGTGTTTACAGGGTCAGCTAGGTTTGTAATCGTTTGAGAGTTAAGGCTAACTGAGGCTGCTGGAGCAGTCATTTGGTCAAGCCTGTTTGTTCTTACTCCCGCATCAAAATCGCTTATTTTTGTATGAGCAAGTGATGGTATATCTCCAGCAACTAAAGCTCTAACAGCTAAAGCACCATTGCCACCACTAGGCGCTCCTAAAATATAGTTTTGAGTATATGATGTATCTTTGTCCCAAAAAGCACCCTTACCGCCAATTTTGATAATACTGGTTGCTGATCCTCCAGCACCCCCTGTCCCTTTACCGTAATAAACAACTTCGTTACTTTCTGAAGCTGCTAATTCAGCATTTGCTAAACTTCCCGGAGCGGAACTCCCTGTAGAACGTTTGATTCTAATTGTGTTTGCCATTTTTTAGAAGTTTCCTCCATCAACAAGATTTTCTACAGTGCGTGTTGCATCTGCTTTAAATGTACCACTTGCAGATGAATAATACACTACAGAGTTATTAACTTTAGCAGAATCGTCTAAACTTGATCCACTTGTTGTAAATGTGGGTCCTTGTGGTCCGACTTGTGCAACAGTAATAACATTTGCAGAATCTTCCGAAACTGTGACTGTGTTTTGTACTAGAGAAACATTTACGTCAGTCATTAGAAGTCAGAATAACCCTCTTCCATGTGAACAATACCTTCTATAAGGTATCTTTCTTTATTGTTAGGTTGTCTATATTTTACGTCATATCTTAATTCTTCTAAAGAAAAAGTTGCAGTTTGTGTTGGTGTTAACTCAAAATTTACTTTTCCAGCAGCCCGATCAACATAATCAACACTAAAATCAGCATATTTTACTTTTTTACTTATATCCCAAACTTGAGCAATAAAACTATAGCCAGTAATATTTACAGGAGTACCACTTGATGTCCACGTTAATTCAAGAGGAAAAGTTTCTCCTCTTTCAATAGTAATATCATGAACCCCTGTTGATTTGTTTGGTTGAGCCATTAGCTATAAGGTGTTGTTCCAAGTATATCAGTTTTCCATTGTGTTTTTAACTCATCAGTTGTAGTTGCTGAATCAATAGCAGAATCAGCAGGAGCATCTCTTAATGCTTGTTTTTTGGCTGCAACACTAGCTTGTTCTGAGGTATTATTTGTTTCTTGTGCTTTTTGATATTCAATATCAAGTTCTGCAAGTTTAGGTGCTCTTGCATATCTAATATTATTTTTATGTAATTCTTTGGCTTTCGCCATGTCAATGCCAAATCCCATAATTAATTAAGGTGTGTAAGTCCACGCATTACGAAAACTTCGATCAGTTGGAACTGTTGTTGTATCAATTATATAAGAAGTTAATCCATCTGGCACATCTTTAGCTTGTATCTCTTCAACTGTTAAATCTGTATTGTCTGCTGGAATAATAATTTGTAAAACACCATCTTCGGGGTCTACATAAACAATTCTTTTATCTTGATTAGCCATAATTTTTTAAGATCTGTGAACTGTGACGCAAAGAAAAACTGCGTCCATGAAAGCATAGGTACTAGGCTGTTGACTGAAAATCCTACAATTAGATGAGCTAGGAGTATGATCAGGAGTCAAGCCACACCAACCTGCTCTTGAGCCATCTCCCCATGATGAAGTCGCTTGAACAGTTGGATTACTGCCAACACCAGAACTGAAATTAACTGTTGTTTTACCAGTTCCATTGTCAGTAAGAGAACTCACGTTGTAAGAATTTCTAATCGACTGTGAACTTCTTTGATCAAAATTTACAAATGCTTTAGCAAGTTGAGAAGTGCTAACGCTTGAAGTGCTATATCTTCCATCTAAATCAACAGTTAAACTTCCAAGCCCAGAACGACCTATTGTTAATACTCCATTACCTGTATTAAAGGATGCTGAGTTTGCATAATTATTTGTAGCAGAAGTTATGTAGCCTGCCCCATTTGTTAATTGGTTATTATTTGTTGGAATTGTTGGTCTGTTTGATAAAGAATTATAGTTGCCGTCAAAAGTTGTATATCCAGCCCCATTTGTTAATTGGTTATTATTAGTGACGTTTGTTGCACCCGAAGCAATACCATCTAGTTTTGATCCGTCACTTTGTACATCTCTGCCATCAACTGTTCCTGATACTGTGATATTTCCTGTTACATCGACACCAGCACTTACATCTAAATTTCCAGTTATATCAACTGTTCCAGCACCATCAATTTTAAATACTTCAGCTTCGCTTGATTGATTATTCCTAAAAACACTAAATATAGAAGTACCTGCCCCAGTACCACCAGAACTTAATTTAAGGCAATGTCCACCATTTAGACCATTATTAGTTATTACGGAAGTTGTTGCATTATCAGTAGTCCTTGTAGCGTTTAAAGCCTCTCCTGCCGTTATTGAACCTTCAACAACTAAAGTTTTTGAACTTGGATTGTAAGTAAAATCGTCACTTCCAGAAGAACAAGCAATAGTTCTACCAGAACCATCACCGTTAGTACTAAATACGATTTGAAGAGCAGAGTTAGTAGAAACACCACCTACATCAACACCACCAGCAGAAGTAGCAACAATTCCAGAAGATATCCCATCTACTGTTAAAAGTGCAGTAAGAATTTCTGAAGCAGTTTGATCTGCGGTTGCCCCAGATTCTATTCCATCTAATTTGTCGTGATGAGTAACTGACATAACACCAGCAGCAGAGCCAGATGCTTCACTAATCGCAGCATTATCTCCTGTACTGCTCGTTACTGTGACGGCAGTTGTTGATGTTGATACTCCTAAATTTGTTGTTGTATTAACTGAGTTTGTGGAAACTGCTGTAACGATTCCTTTTGCGTTTATTGTTATAGCTGGAATTGCAGTAGCCGATCCATAAGTTGCTGCAGATACTCCAGAGTCAGCGAGTTTACTAGATGCTATATTTGCAGCCGAGTGCAAATCAGCATTTACTATGCTTCCATCTGTAATTCCTTCACTTGTTATCTTTACTAAAGACATAATTTATGGAGTATAAGTCCAAGCATTTCTAAAACTTTGATCTGTTGGAATATCGTTTTTATCTAAAATATAACTTGTTTTTCCATCAGGTACGTCTTTAGCTTGTATCTCTTCAACACTTAATGAAGTATTATCTGATGGTGTTAAAACAGAAATACCACCATCATCTTCAACATATACAATTCTTTTATCAGAATTTGCCATAACTTTTTTTCTTTTAGTATATCCTATTAATTATTGATCGCCAAAGAAACTTAAAAATACATATTGAACGTCAACAGCAACTAAACCTACATTCGCAGCGTTACTTGTACCTGACACCATAAATCTATAACTGCCAACATTTTGTTGAATTAAAGTATCTATATGGCAAATTACTCTTCCTCCTGTTGATCCGTTTCTATGTACAAAACCAACAGGGGCATAATTTGTATTGGAAAAGTTTGAGTCAAAATTAACTTGATAAATACCTTGTCCATGATCGCCGATACTTGTCACTCCAAAATCATCTCTTATAGATGGTGTACCTGTTCCATTAAAATTTACCCAAGCTTTTGCTCTTCCTTCATAAATTTGGTCGGCAGTAGATTCATTTGCACCTCCAGCATTTTTAATATTATTAATATTTTGGTTAGTAGCGTTTAAGGTAGTAACTGTCAGTTCACTTAATCCAGTAATTGTTGTTGCAGTACCGCCAAGAGCAACAGAGGTTGACCCAATAGTGACAGAAGCACCTGATAGTTGACTTGTATTTATTGTTGATGCTGTAGTTAATAAAGTTCCTGACTCATCAGGTAAAGATATTGTTTTATTGCTTGCTACAGATGCAACAGCTTTTAATGCAATATAATTTGAACCATTTGCGACAGCTTCACTAAATCTTACAGCTTTTTCATTTCTAAGAGTTATTCCGTTTGCATCAAAAACCATTTGTTCTGTGCCGCCAGAACTAAATCCCATTATATTTGCTGATTTTCTAAAAAGTCCTGTATCTTCATCTCCGTCAAAACAAAGTGCTGGAGTGGAAGCACTGTTTGAATCGTCAAGCTCTAAAACCCCTGTCATAGATCCACCAGAAGCTTTTAATAAACCTAAATTTGCTGTATCTAAATCACCAATCTCAAAAAAAGTTGCTTGAGCAGCGGCAGCGTTTCCAGAAGTTGATCTTATTTTTAATTTATTATTTGTGGTATCTGCAAAAAGTTGACATGGACTTGTTATTCCTAAAGTATTTTGTGTACCCGCATTTAATGTTTTTATTGCATCTAAAATATCATTTAAATCGGCTCTCACCACACTGCCCGCAGCATTAGCGACATCATAATCCGTAACTTGTGCCATTAGACTTTGTTTTCCTCCATATTACACCCCTTTCCCATAACCAACAGCTTGATAAGTAAAATTTCTATTTACTATTGAGTTGCCATTTTTTATTTCAACAGTAAAACCTGATCCGCTTATTGATGTAAATACAAAATAATCTCCGCTAATCATATTTTGTATTGTAATGTTTACTGTTGGTAAATAAGCAGAAGTACTACCCCCAATATTAGAAGTTCCTGTAAAAAATGGTTTACTAAAAGTTACTGACTTAGCAGATGATCCTGATGCTATAACTGATGTTGACGTTTCGGTTCTTGACTCAAAAAATGCTTTAACACCTAACTGTTGAACAGCTACATTTTGAGCAACATCACTTGTAGATAATTTTAATAAAAATTGAAAAGCACGACCTTTAAAAGAGCCATTACTAAATTGATTAAATGATGTATAAGTTGGACTCCCTGTTGGGTCGTCTTCAGTGCTTCTTAGCTGTATTTCAACATTAGTATTATTAGCAACAGCCCCATCAAAATCATCCCATGTATCAATTAGTTCAGTTCTGCTATCTATATTAGTACCAACATAAAATCCAATGTTTTGTAAAACCTTTTCAAAAGAAAGAGAATATACAGCTTCTAAATCAAAAGTATTAGCAAATTGATAAGTACCTGTTTTACTTGTAACTGGATTTGTTAATCTTAAAGCACCACCTACAACTGCTGTGTTTGTTTTAGTACCAGCAAAACCGCCCGAATCTTCATCTATATTTGCTATTTCTAAGGTATCAAGTAAATCAGGTAAAGATATTAAAACGCTTGCTTCTCCATTACTAAATCTTTCCCCATCATCTTGAAATTTTAATATATATTCTCCAGCTAAAGCTGGAACTACTGCTTCTGTTGAACTACCAGCTACAGCCCTCACTAAGTCTGTAGCATTTGCAAACGTGCCAGTTCCATCGGTTTTTCCACTATGACGAATATAAACTCTACCTCCATGTATTACATCAGCATCAATAGCTTTATCCCATCTAAGTCTGACTAATTTTGTGTCAACAGGTTCAATAGTAAGGTTTTGCACATCACTTGGAAATCCTGATTTCCCTGCTGCGTTGTGAAAAATAGTTGATGGAGTTGTTGATATTTTTAATGCAGCATTGTAAGAATAAACTTGTATTTCATACTCAGCTTCTTCACTATTTAAAATTTCAAAATCTGGTCTGTAAACTATTGCTGAAGTAAAATTACCATTAGCTTTTCTGTAATTTATTTGATATTGAGTAACTCCTTGAACAGGTTTCCAATTAACAATAATTTTAGCTATAGCTAAATTATTTATGACAGCAATTTTATCTATTGCTTCTAAATTATCTGGAGGACTTTTTAATTGATTTAAGTTTGATATTGTTATTGCTGGTAAAGCAATTTGTTGTTCAATATTTGCATATTTTCCCTCTAAATAAGTTAACCCTTGTATTGTGTAAGATAACCCATCATTTTCCTCTACAGATGTAATTCTAAATTTTTGAACTGATATTAAATTACTTGTTATTAAGTATTGTATTCCTACTGATGGGGCTTCAGAAAATGCCGAATTAACTGTTAAAACAGCACCATTAATTTCAGTTATGTTTCTTTGTTGAACATCTCCATCGGGCATTATTACGCTTATTTTTGGACTATCATTTAAGGATGGCAAAGTAGTTTCAGACAGAGCATCAACAGTTATTGTTGTTGTTGTTGATGCTGTAATTCTTCCCCCTCTTCTGGCTCCAGCCCTTACAGGATCGTTTATTTCAACAACTGATCCAACTCGACAAATTAAACCCGCATCTATAGAAGTAGTAAATGTCACAAGTTCACTTTCATTTTGCTCAGTAAATAAAATTGATTTTCCATACCTTTGAGCTTGGCCTCTTGATGTACAACCAAATGCTTTTACTTGTTTTTTAACTATTCCAAATTTTGTGATTCCAGAACTATCTTCGCAAACTTCATAATCAACATCTTGTGCATCCATATTGTAATAAGCAACTGATATAACTGTATGTCTTTGTTTTAAACTCGCGCCTGTATAACTAAAGCCAGATTCGTCAACATTACTTAAACTAAACAAATAACTCGCATCTGTAGGTCTGTCTTGAGATAATTGAATTGAACCATTTGCCCAAATAGCATTACATCTCATTACGCTGCAAATACTATTAATTAAATCAAAGGCATCATTTGAACTTTGGATATTTGCATTAAAACTAAATCTTGGTTCAGTATTGCCTGATCCTGACATATCATCAACAAGCTCGTTGTTATATTTTGAGGCCTCTACAAAACTAAAAAGATCTAAATTATCTAAGGTTATATGATCTCCAAAACCAAAACGAGTTGACGTTAAAATATCCAGTAACACCATTGATGGACAACTACACCAAACTGCTGCTTGCATTGTGCCGTTAAATATATAGCCATCTGGGTAAATAATGCGACCAGTTGCATTGTCAACGCTTGGTGTCCCAGAACTGTTTGCCCCCGCCCCCGGAATAACAACCTTTACTCCTCTCAACCTATAACGTCTGTTTGGAAATTGACTAAACTGCTTTGCGTCTAGTCTGAGTTGTGTATATGCGGTATTTGGATAAGTTGATGTTACGTCAAATAATTTTGTAACACTTGTAAAAGTAAAAGCATCAATTAAATTTGATGTTGAGCTATCTGCTGTTACTCTTACAACTTTTACATTAATTGGAAAATTACCATTAATAGAAATTCTGTGATCTCTTTGGTAAGCATCTCCAGTTCGTCCTTGCACACTGTCATTTATTTGTGGAGTAGTTGGATAGCCACCGTTATTATATTCAACAAAAATTTGATAGTTAACAGTTGAACCCAAAACATCTCCGTTGTCTTTTAAATTTTGAATTTGAGGCCAAGTTAATGTTATTCGCAAAGCAGAGGGATCAATGCCTCCTCCTCCTGTAGCTTGTATTTGTTGAACTATTCCACCACTTGATTGAGTAACTGTTTGATTAACGTTTACAGGTTGTCCAGCACTATCAACAATTCCTCCTATTTTTGTTTGATTAGATGTCCCAAATCTTGAATTAAAAGAAACATCTTCAAAATTAAAATCTGAACTTTGAGGACTACTATTATTTGCAGTTTCTTTTAATACAGGTGTATCCTCTAAGAAAACGTCTTTCAAACTTCCGTTAGCATAAGCAGTTGATGATCTATCTGTAATTCCAGCCTTAGATGGACTTGCAAACCCCTCTATTTCTCCTTCGCTTACTAAATCTTGAACCGTTGCAAATTGACGACTATGAAGAGTGTCGGGTGCGCGAGTAGGTTGTCTTGTAGCTGACGGCTTACCACCTCCAGAACCAATAATTTTTTTTGTCATGCTTGAACTTGCTCCGTATCTACTTGAGCGGATATAACCACAGATCCAACAAAAATTTCTCCATAACAAATTGGTACAGGTGTACCAGCCCTTGTGACATTTTGGATTCCACTAAAGTTAAAAGAAATACGAGGATCTTCTCCTGATTGGAAATCTGGAGTTTGTGGTTGTGGGGATAACATTTGTGAAGCACCACTAAGTGCTAAAAGACCACCTCCATAAACCAAAGCTTTTGTCATAAAAGTAGCTCCAGCCCATCCAGCTTGAGTGAATAAACCAAAACCAGCACCACCTGTTGCAACACCTAAACCGATTAATGCAATACCTCCAATAACTCGCCCAACACCACCTGAACCTGAAATGACTGGAATAAAATGAATGTCACTATCTCCGCATGGAAATAAAAATTCTTGTTCATTAATTATGTAATTTCCTACTTTTACTTGATAATTATTTTCGCTTATATGTCTCTCTAAACCTTTAAAGTTTGATAAAAGGAATTTTACAGCGTGAGTTGGGTTTTTAACTACTGATGTTGCAACGTCAAATTCTTCACTTCCTACAAATTTTGCAAGTTCTCCGTAAAGTTTAATTTTACGCAACATAACGTAACCTTTTTCCTGTACATTTTAACAACCATTCTGAGTATGGTTCTTTACAACTTAGTCTATCTGCTAAGTGATGCAAGATTTCATTACCCAAAAATAAAGCAACATGATTTAAACCTTTACCCATAATACTCATAAAAATTAAATCTCCAACCTCCAATTTTTCTTCTTTACGCAATTCTCTAAAACCTGTTCTCCAAGCACACGACTCAAACATTGGATTTTCATTAAATTTTGAATGTGACGTTGGCCTCTCCCAATCACGCAAAATAATTCCTTTCTCCTCTTTATACCAATCCCTAACTAATGACCAACAATCTGTAACTCCATAAACGTAAGGTCTGCCTATTAATGGGGCTTTAAAACCTGAGGGTTTGCAATAACCCCATTCCTCAGTTTTTGGATTAACAATATGCCATTCTAAATTACTTTTTTCGCAACTTAATTTATCAGCTTGGCTAGGAATTGGAGGAGTTAATGGGTGACTATGTATAACTGCTATAATTTGGCCTGTATTATCAGCCCTTACATAGTCTTCGGGATCAATCATAAAACACTGGTTATCATTAAGAGATAAATTACGGCAAGGAAAATACTTTTGTTTTCCTTTTATATTTAATAATAAACCGCAACTTTCTAAAGGGTCTTGATCTTTAGCATGAGCAAGAGCAACAGTTTTCCAATTCATTGTTTAAATGTACCAACAGCAGGGAATAAACTTCTTGTGCATTGTCGTTTAGGTGCGCGAATACCCATTAAATCAAATACCGCACTAAGTTCCCATGAAACAACCTCTCTATTCTCGGTTGTTTTTCTATCAATAAAATAAACTTCTCTAGGAAATTCAGCATTAGGGTCTGCAGTTGAATTTGTATTATCAGCAAAATTAATAGCATCAATAAATTTTGCAAGTGTTCTTATTCTTATTACTTTTGCACCTGTGAGATCATTACCTGTTGTTGTTGCGTTAACTGTTAACAAAATTGCTGATATATTTGGTGTACTTGATAAATTTGATATTGATAGTGTAGGTCTTGGGAGTTGTCCACGTTGATAAGCAAATCCATCAGCTTCTATTGGAAATCTATAATATCCATTTCCCTTCCATGTAATTTGTCCATTTGCATTTAAACTACTGCCATTATGAAATCTATATATAGTATTTGCTCCATGTATAGCAGTTACTAAATGCAGTTCAAAAAGCTCAATAATTGCAGACGGATTAACTTTTGATATTTCCTCAAAAGTGCTACTAAAAGAAATATATCTTACATTATTATCATAAATTGTAACCCCAACATCAGTTGACCATGCAGGCTCACTGCTACCTGTTGTGCCTGATTGAGTAACGCGAAAAAACATACCATTAGCACCTGTTGTTGATGCTATAACAGTATTAGCACTTAAAGTTGCGCCAGCACTCCAAACAGTTGCAGCAGTCAAGGCTCAAACACCTCTCTAAAATTAACTGAAACTGAAGCCAATCCAGCATAATTTATTCTTTTTGTATAATCGCCATCTACTACAAATTTTCCAATAGTATCGTTATGAGGGGTAAAATCAAAACTAGCATTGTCAAGATTACGAGCCTTAAGAAAATTAATTAAGGTGTCGCTTTGTGCTTCAGTAATGTCATTAAACTGTTGATTAACAACTCTTGGGTTTTGATGTGCAGCTAATCCAAAGTTCAATCTGTGTTCATATCCATCTGCGTATCTTAATGTTCTATTTTTTGGTCGTTGTACTATTGAAATTCCAAAATTAGGAGATAAACCGACATCATTATTAAAATTAGCCATAATTTAAGCGAGTATTCCTCCCGGCCTTTTTTGTCGTATAAGTTCAGATTGAACCGCTACACCAATCATTTTACCTAATTCCCTACCTTTTGTTTCATTACCTTCTGCATTTGTACCAGTAGCATCAACATTAACTACTACGTTGCCGACACCCCCGCCTGATGCTTGTACTCCTAGTTTGCCATTAGAGCCACGTTTGAGTGGCATAACAGCTTCCGCTCCAGCTTCACCCATTAAACCCATTCCATTCTTCATTGGGAACATGGTAGGTCTATTAACAATTCCTCCATATGCAAATTTTTTAACTTGTTCTCCACCTGATACAACACCACCATCCGCAAAACCTAAAATTCCACCTAACCAACCTGTAAAAGGTTTCATTATTGCTTGTTGTATTACTATTCTTATCATGTCATTTATTATTGATCTTGCTAAATCTCCAAAGGCTAATTTTCCAGTAGTAACAAAATTAACAAGAGCATCTTCCATTCCTTGCAAAGCATTACCCATTGCAGATTTAATACTTCCCGCAACATCCTCAACTTTTTTCTTGTAATCGTCCAACCCTGCCTTCATACCTTTCATTACTTCAGTTTGTTTAGTTAAAGTCTCTTCATTTGCACCATCGAGGTTTGACGTACCATCTAATATATTTGATGGCTCACCATCATCAACTTTTACTTTTGGCAAGCTAATTACAAAATCATCTCCAGCAGGTCTATTATTTTTACCTATTAAAAGTTCTCTTATAAATTTAGGTAAAGCATTAAAACTCATTATTAAATATTTGTGTATCATGTCACGCAAACTTTTAAAAAACTCTAATATTTGTTTTCTAAATCTGAATATAACTACCCCTAAAGTTCCAATAGCAGCAATTACAAGTATAATCCAACCGACAGGGTTGGTTGCATTAAACGCAATCATTGCAACTTTTGCTGCTCCTATTGCTTTTGTAAATGCACCCCAAGCCGCAGCAACTTTTGTAAATATTAATTGTTTAACACCTAAAGCCGTAAGAGTCACCATAGTCGTTTTTAAAGCTAGTGCAGCAATACCAGCAGCAGCTAATCCAGCACCAAAGTCTTTTATTGGTTTTGGTAGTTTTGAAAAATCTGTAAGTAACTCATTTATGATTTTTGCTAAAGGGTCTAAAATAGCAATAAATGCACCACCAATTTGATTAGTTAATACCTCGAAGTTACCGCCTAGAACTTTTGTAGTTAAGGCAAAACTGTCCATATTTTTTCTTGTTTCAGCACTCATGCCTCCACTTTCTCTAATTGTTTTAAATAATTTTGCTACATCAATATCAGTTTGATTTATTAAAGCTAGAATTTTACTACCTTGCTGTTGACCGAATAAAGCTTTTGCTATTTCAGCCTTTTGACCTGCGTTTTCAACTTGTGCAAAACTATCCCTTAAACTTAAGATAACTTCGTCCATAGGTTTTAAATT